GTTTCGTTTAAGTCTTCAAATTTTTTAGTCATTTTCATGATAGCGAACCACTAAATCCAAAATCGTCACCAACTTCTATTAATTGATTATCTTCTTGAGTTATCTTTTTAACTCCAGTTCCAGATACGTGTTCTGCGGCTGTCGTATTGTCTGCACCTCTAATTACCGTTAGTTTATTTCCTGTTTTTGAATCTACAAAAATTTCTTCCTCATCAATGTAAATGTAGCTATTCTCGGGAATATTTGTTGCATTAGCAACCTCTATAATTGTATCACTTTCAGAAATATTTGTAGATAAAGTAGTTGTAACTTCTCCGGTGTAATCTTTTATTGCTCTTCTTTCTACGCTATAAACAAGATCTCTACTTGGAGTATCTGTTTTGTGTCCAGCAACAAATCCAATAGATACCTTTTTGATAATATCGGAAGACGCAGTAGAAATTGGTCCAAAGAGATAAGTTTTTGCTGTAAATCTTAGTGTATAAATTAGTGCTCTTCTGGTTGAAAAATCACCTTCATAATCATCTGACATACTAATACTGTTCAAAACAACAGGAACATCTCTTTTCTCACCAATTTCCTTTACAAGATCAATTGTAATTGTGTATGAGGGTTGAAAATATGGTAAAATCTGTTCGACTATTTGGAGCATATCATCATTTAGTTTTGTCATCACACTTAGTTCAAAATCCAAGTTATATGGAACAGGCAAATATGCTTTTTTCTCTTGTTTTTTATTTGATGTTGGTGAAGTTATAAAAGTTTGAGTAGTTGTAGATTTTCTAGCAGAGTCATATGATAAACCGATAAGTTCAAATGACATTCTGGGCAAACTCATTTGAACTGGTTTATTCAAATTTGGCGACTGTTCTAATCTAGCTAAAAACTTTTGAGTTGGTCCATAAGCTAAAGGAACTTTCATAATACTATTAGTATTACCACTATTATCTGCATGTTTAATTGTTATATTATTAAACAAAGAACCAAAGGAAACAACAGTTCTTCTTAAGATTTCGTAGTAAAAGTATTCAAACATTTTTATATCCTTCGTTAATACTATAATTTAGTTATAATAAAATATATTTATGGCATTCCAAATGGGTTATTTTCACTGAAATCTATTATAGTATCAGCAAGTTCCTCTATATTATCATTATCAGCATATGGATCATCAATATTGTCAGTATTTAATACACGCAATTCATAAGCAGCACCACTATCTTGTCCTGTTATTATTTCCCCTGGAACAAAAGTTCCACTGATTATTGAAACTTTTAATTCTCCACTAACAACATTCCAAGATTTAACTTTTGCGGAAGATCCACTTATAGATCCAAGGATTTCTTCATTAAACTTATATGTTCCTATACCAGACGAATATGGAGATTCGATTGTTATAGTAGGTGCTGTTGTATATCCAATTCCAGCATCTAAAATTCTAATCTGAGATATAGAACCAGAAGAATTTACTACAGCATATCCAATAGCTGTTGTTCCTATTCCAGGACCACTAAATGTAACAGTTGGTGGAGCAATATTAGTATATCCAGAACCACGATTTGTTAGCGTTACAATGCCAACCAATCCATTTCCTATTACAGATGTTGCTGCAGCTCCAGATCCACCACCACCGACAAAAACTACATTCGGCGCTAAAGTATATCCAGCTCCAGGATTTACAAGTTCAACACCCTGAACTCTTGAAGATTTTATTCCGACACAATCAACTAAACTATTAATCATAGTTGCAACCCCAACAGCATTCCTGCCACCGAAAGGTGCTGAAGATATTGCTACTTGTGGCGTGGATGTATACCCATTTCCCCTATTAGTAACTCGGATAGATCTTACTCCACCATTAACTACAGAAGTTATAGCAGTTGCAGTCACTCCAGATCCAACTAAAGTTAGAGTTTGAATATAACCTTCATTTACTACATTATCATCTATAAAATCAACTCCTGTATCCAAATCTTCATCTTCATATCTGAATAGTTCGCATCTCAATTCATAAACATAAGTTTTTTGGAGTTGATAAAATGGTTTTTCGTGCTCTACATATTTTATCTCAAATAATCTATCCCCAAGAGGGAAATAAATTAAGTCTCCTTCTCTTGGTCTAGTTCCTAACTTTATATTGGGCGCATTTCTAATCAGAGGTCCGATATAAGTTTCAAATCTATCCTTGGAAATTATCAGAGTCAAATCATCAACATCTTGAATTCCAAATTTAGACAATAAAGTTCCATTCCCACCATAACCTTCATAATTATCAATATAAGCCTCTATTGGGTGCGATATATCAAATTTTGATTCTATTACTTCTCTAATTACAGTTTTTTCTGTTATATACTTTCTTGGCAGATAATATACATCTACGCCATATATTTTAAGTTGTTCGTTAATTAAATCTTGAATTAAACTTTGTTCGCCAAAAGAACCTTGTTGGAAAAATGGATTAAGCATATGATTAACCTATCATATCATAAGGTGGTAATTCATAAGTATTAGACATCCTTTCCATAAGCATATCAATTTCTCTCTGAGCATCATCATACATCTGTCTTCCATTTAATTCGACTCCACCTGGAAGTCTAACTCCATTAAATTTCATCATATTTTGTCCCCATTGCCTTTTAATCAGAGAAGTTAGATATAATTTAATGAATGAATCATTCCAAACTTGACTATAACTATTTGGATCCAAAGTTGCATAACAGTCTATTATAATATATTGATCATTTCTTACTGATGACCAATCAATATCTAAGTATAATCTATCTTGCCTTTTATTAAATCTGATTTGTTTTTGTGTATTGAGAAGAAAATCTAAATCTTCAAGGTAAGTTTTTACCATTGCATATGTCAGAAGTTCTGTAGAACCCCAATAATAAACATCATTTAAAAATAACTGATATTTAACACTAAACATATTGTTGGTAATATTATTTGCTCCATCAAAAAGGAAAATTTTATTTACCCCTATTACCGAAGGTGGCATTTGCAAATAATTTCCATTTTCCTCATAGTTAAATGTAGTAGAAATACCAGCAATAGATGTTGAAACACTAGTAGTTGTTACTCCAACTGTAGAAGAATCAATTCCCCTTGCCCTACCTCTATCAATATCATTTTGTGTTAATTTATATTTAAAAAAGGTGGGATAAACCCCATCAAAATGCCTTTCTTGAAAAAATTGAATAGCATCATCTACCAAGTCATCTATTTGCTCGTCTGCCACATTGATTTCCAGAACGGGAGCACCTAGTTTTCTCTTACAATAATCAATTAATTCTTGTCTGGTAGATGGTTGAGCCATTTATTTCTACTTTTAGAAGTATTTAGTAAAAATACCAAATAGTTGAACTTAAAATTTAGATATAATTTCTTGTTGCTTTAAGTATAATTTGAAATAACATTTTGCAACATTTTTAACATCTTCAATATCTTCTAGAGAATCTATTTCTGCTGCCATTTTAAAATATTCAAAATTTTTACTTAGATCTTCTAATACAAGTTGCTCAGGATTCATTTGCCAGTCTCCTTAGAAGAGTTTTAATTTCATTTAAGTCATCTTTTATATTTGAAACTTCTTTTTCTATAGAATTTATTTTTTGTGCTTCCTTTTCCTTTAACTTTTTTTGCATAATATAGTTGTTATAGTCCGTCATGCTCGTATTAATAATTGCTTTAGTTTCGCCATCTCTAATTAGATTTGAGTGACCTTCTACTTTTGATTTGTTCATAATTTATCATGCTAATGCAATTACCCTCAAATCCTTTACTCTTGGAGGATAAGCTTGATTTGTGGAAGTTCCTACTAATTTAATACCAAAGTATCTAAATGAAGGTAAATTTTCTACAGTGAATTCATATTCCTTAAAGTCTGTCAGAGAATCGTTGTCAAATCCAACCTGATCTGTCTTTGAGACTCTTCTATCAGATAAACCATTACTATCTGCAGTGTTAATTACATCCCCGCTTGGGGTTAGGTTCGTATGCCCGGGGAATGGGAAATAAATTAATTCAGAATTTGGTTCTTGCGTTATTGAATAGAAACATCTTAGATCACTATAAGTATTAATATATGCTGTCAAAATTATCTTAATGGAAGATGCCGGTGTTTCCAGAGAAATTGGTTTGGTAGCATAAACAAAAGCAGTTGGATCATCTTTCAAAGTAGAAACTCTATCATCTGTAGCATAATCTAATATTGGACTATTGACTCTATTTGAAGTAAAGATCATACCAACCCTATCCAAATCAATAACCGGAGAAATGAAAGAATTAGTAGTTGATAGATTTAAATTTAGTGTTAGTGATTTATTGGCTGGTAAATTTGTTGTTCTTAGGTTTTCATTTACCTGCGATGCAACTAATCTTGGTGTTGAAAAATAATTAGTTGCATCTAAACTAATAGGTTCAAATCCCTGGTCGATAAATGGTATCTCATTTCCCGATACGCTACTACCACTAACTGTTCTAAGAGAAGCATTTATATTTGTACCTCTTAGTGTCAATGTTTGAACTACTGGTCTTACCAATTCAAATGGTATGTTTTGTGTAGCATTTATTTCAGAACCACCTGCTGATTTAGATTCGTTTAAAAATAACTTAGGTAAACCAACAGACAAAGTTCTATTAGTCATTGTACCATTTTGATCACTCATATCCAATTTTACATTATAAAAATCTAAATCATATGGATCCGTAATAGTAATGTCCTCAAAGTTATGAGTTTTATTAATTCTGCGTAAAGATACCGATGAAAGTTCGTATTTGTATACAGGAGTTCCTGCAGTATAGTTAAATGAATTTGTTTGATCTACTCCTCTAGCAATTCCTGTT